TTCTGGAAGATCTATTAGTGAAGTACCATCAATTATGCTTACAGAATATACTTTGGGTTATGGTAAATGGCAAACAAAACTTTCTAATTTATTTAATAATATAATAAATAATACAACCGGAAGTACAGATCCATATGGTCAATTATATTCAGGACTAGCAACTAAGTTTGTTTATAAGTTACCATACTTATTAAAAGATGGTTCTACTCTAAAAGGAAAAACAGATAATACATGGAGTGAATTTAAATTAGAAGATATTCCTTTAGTTGGTGATACATTAAGCAAAGCAAGTAAACTTGGAGAAAAAATAATAACCGGATTTGGATTTGAAAATACTGGCAATTACTCAGAAACAAAAAAAAGAAGTGTGGTGATAGAATTTCCATTATATAATACAATGGATATAGGAGATACTATTAAAAATTATGAATTTATTTCTTTATTTGGTATGCAAAACTTAAAAATAAGAACTAGTTTTTTAACATATATACCACCAAAAATATATTCGGTAGAATCCACAGGAAGAGGTGGTGTTTATATGCCAGCAGCATATGTTAGTTCATATGATGTAAGAAGCATAGGAGCAACAAGAGAAATACAAATAGGAGGAAACACACATTTAATTCCAGAAGCATATAAAGTTTCAATAACATTAACCGAACTTATACAAGAGAGTGCAAATATAATGCAAGGTAGTTTGGGAGGATCAAAAACTCAAGTAATAAAAAATTATGATGGTACTTTTAGAGATATAGCAAGAGGAACTGCTGGTCAAGTAAATGACTTAATTACACCCGCTAAACCAGGACTTCAAGAAGGTTTTGATAAAGCTATTACGTTGTTTTAAACTATTATGAAACAAAATTCTTTTACAGATCTACCTACTTTATCATTATATAGATATGAAAATTTCTTTAATATCTATACCGATAATAATTTAAATAAATTCTATAATATATTAAAATCCATAGAGGTATTTCCATCAGATAATACTGATGCAGAAATGATATATTATACAACATATATAGATACTTGGCATTTAATATCATATAAAGTTTATAATACAATGGATTTATGGTGGTTAATTTGTACATATAATCAAATACAAAATCCAGTAACAAGACCAGAACCAGGAACTAAACTAAAAATATTAAAAAGTGAATATGTTTCTGTTGTTTTATCGGAGTTAAATAAACAAATCAATAGGTAGTAGCAATTATTATAAATTTCATAAGTAGTTATAATGCCTAGAAAAAAGAAAATTAACACATCTTTGGATAACATTGATGTTGATGATATTGTAGTAGATGGAAAATTCTACCAAGGAAATGAAAATATTCTAAGAAAAGATGCTCTTTTCAAGTGGACAGATGACATGCGAGAAGAGCTTAAGTTATGTGCAAAAAGCATATTACATTTTGCTGAAAATCATTTCTATATCATAACAGAAGACGGAAAAAGAAAAATAGAACTTTATAAGTATCAAAAAAATCTATTAAAAGCATTTAAGAATAATAGATTTAATGTCATATTAAGTTCAAGACAGTCAGGAAAAACTACTACAATAACTATATATGCATTATGGTTGGTGTGTTTTCAATCAGATAAAAGAATAACAATAGTTGCTAACAAAGAATCAACTGCCAAAGAAATTTTTTCAAGAATTAAAATGGCATATGAACAACTTCCTATATATTTAAAACCAAATATCAAGTCTTGGAGAAAAGATGGATTTAATTTAGGAAATGATTCTGCCATAACAGTAAGCACAACATCATCGTCAGGACCCCGTGGTAGTACTAGTAACTTGCTCATTATTGATGAGATGGCACATTGCCCTAATGAGTTGATGAAAGAACTTTGGAAGTCTGCAATTCCTATTATTTCTTCTATGAAGAAATCTCAAATCGTTGTTATCAGCACTCCAAATGGAACGGATAACAAATTTTATGATCTTTATAAGGATTCTTTAAAAGAAAACAGTGAATGGCATTTGGAAGTCGTTAATTATTGGGATGTTCCTGGTAGAGACGAAGTTTGGAAAGAAAAAACATTAGCACTAATGGGATCAAAAGAAGATTTTGATCAAGAATATGCAAACGTATTTCATGAGCCTGGAAAAGGTGTAATCGATGAAGAATATTTATTACAATTAAAAGCAAATTGCCCCGAACCTGTATTAGTTTTAGAAGATGGTTCTTATAAAATATTTAAATTACCTAATCCAGAAAGTTTTTATGTTATTGGAGTTGACGTGGGGGAGGGAATTGGAAGAACTAATTCAGTTGCACAAATTTTAGATGTTTCTAATCTACAAGATATACAACAAGTTGCTGTTTTTGCATCAAATTCTATAAATCCATTTCATCTAGGAACAAAATTGATGAATGTTTTGGATGATTGGGGAAGACCTCCGATATTAGTAGAAAATAATAACAACGGACAACAAATTTTAGATGTATTATGCCAAACACATAACTATGAAAATGTAGTTTCATATCATTTTGAAGGATTTAGTAAACATTATAATAATGCTAATAGATTTGGTATTCATAATCATACAAATACACGATATAAAGGAATAACAAACTTTAGATATTGGGTTAATAGTTTAAAAGCAGTAAAATTAAATGATATTGATACTATATTGGAAATTAATAATTTTATTAGACTTCCTAATTATACATATTCAAAAAAATCCGAAAAAGATTTAGATGATAGGGTTTTTGGATTGATATGGGCATTATTTATTTTAGATCCTTCTTTGGTATCTCGATACTTTACCATACAAGAAATAGACGATCAAGGAAGACCAATGAGGATTTTCCCATTATCTGATAACAAAGAATTAATTCAAAAAAGTCCATTATTAATAGGAGGTGGACAATATACAGTTAAAAAACCAACAGTAAATACTCCATATTCACATGTTGGTGGAATGACTTTAGAAACTGGTTTTGATTTATATTCAGATGATAAACAAAATTTGATGTTATGGTTGTTACAATCTGATAAATCGCTCGATCCATTTGACAAATTTGACAAAAATCCTAATAAAAAAGAAGATAATTCTGATAAGTCTTCTATGGACAATTATTATCCCTCTATTGTTTTTTAATATATATATATGAATCAATCCGTTTTAAATAGATCTCGTAATGATAAATTTGCATTTGTTCTTGATTTGCCTCTTGCATTAAAAAAACAAACAGATTTAGTTATGTCTAAAGCATATAACGCAAATCAAATACAACTTACAACATTTGGTTCACCAGTTCCATCAATCAGAGTTAGTGAAATAAAAGTACCCTTTGGTGGACAAGTATATAATGCTTCTAGTCTTAGCAGACCTTCATATGAGGCATTATCTCTTAAATTTTTAATAGATAATACATATCAAAACTATTGGATGTTATGGAAGTGGTTGAATTTATTTAATGACACGGAAAACAGCACTACAGAACTAACAAAAATTATACCAAGAGCAAACGGAGAAATTGGTATAGATAATCCAATGTCTGATTTTACTACAACTTTTAGTTTATTTTCATTAGATGAATTTAATAATAAAATAGTAGAATTTAAATATACACAAGCATATATAACATCTTTAAGTCAAATAGATTATTCATTTCAAGGAGGAACTGAAATAATATGCACAGCAACCTTCATTTTTAATCAATTAATAGTTTCTCTTTTAAAGGATATAAACGTTTCTAATTGTTAATTTACTATGGCAAATTTTTCATTAAATGGACCACAACAAAGTATTCTTCCAGAATATAAATCACAATTCAGTTCAGGTTCAATATCCAATCCATATGGTCTTGAAAATTTTAACGCCATTAACGCAGTAAAAGACACAAGATTTGTAAATCAAATAAATGGTCAGTTTTTTAATATAGAAATATGGATGTACAACGGTCTTAAAAAATTCAAACCAGTTGCTATACCATTTTTCTTTGTAAATGAATTATTAATAGAAGATTCTATAAACGAATGGAATGTTAAAGGTTATATAACAATTGTAAATGACTATGAATTACTAGAAAGAAAATTTAAAGACGATGAAATGGGAAGTGCTGAAGCTCCTTTCTTATTAAGAACAGATGGTAGAAATAA